AAATACGGCTTTAGGTTACAAAGCTGGCGAAGATGTTACTACGGGGTTTGGCAACTTATTTGCTGGCTATGCTCCAGGCCTTAACGCAACTACTGCTGATTATACTGTCGCTATTGGATTTCAAGCGATTGGCTTAGGCGTTCTAACTGGCCACCATAACATTGCTCTAGGTTTTCAAGCTGGCTACGATTTAACTAGTGGCACATATAACGTATTTGCTGGCTATCAAGCAGGCGCTAACGCAACAACAGGAGCCGACAACGTTATTCTCGGCCCGAACGCCGGTGATGCGCTAACCACGGGCAGCAATAACATCATCATTGGTCACGATGCGGCAGCATCAGCAGTGGGTGTGTCCAACGAGATTACGCTAGGCCACACAGCCATTACCAAGTTTAGGATTCCTGGACTCAACTTTATAGTCAAAGACAGTACCGCAACAGATAATTACGTCCTTACTGTAGACTCCAGCGGCGAAGCTGGATGGGAAGCGCCTGCAACTGCTGGCGACATTACTGGCGTAACTGCTGGGACTGGATTGAGTGGTGGTGGTGCATCTGGTACTGTAACGTTAAGCATTACAGCTAGAAATATTGGCGGCGTTTCATTCGATGGTAGTGCAAATATTGATCTGCCCGGCGTTAATGCTGCTGGTAATCAAAACACAAGCGGAACTGCTGCTCTCGCAACTCTTGCTACAGTTACAGATAGCACTACAAATGCGAATTATCCTGTAGTCTTCCACAATGAGTCAAATGCATTGTTGGACGATACGGGCGCATTACGTTACAATCCAAGTACAGGAACACTGCTCGTACCAAATCTTGCTGTAGCAGGAACAACAACAACTGTTGACACTGTTACGATGAATGCAGCAAATGCTATCATATTCGAAGGTGCGACTCCTAATGAATACGAAACAACACTTACAATCACAGACCCAACTGCTGATCGTACTATCACATTGCCAAATGCAACGGGCACAATCGCATTAACTTCTAGTGCTATCACAGGTAATGCTGCAACTGCTACCATATTAGAGACTGCTAGGACTATCGGTGGCGTATCATTCAATGGTTCTGCAAATATCAATCTACCCGGCGTCAATACTGCTGGTAACCAAAATACTTCTGGTTCTGCTGCAACTCTAACGACTGCTAGGACCATTGGTGGAACCTCATTTAACGGCAGTGCTAACATTGCGGTAGCACTTGCTGCAACAGCAACTACACTCGCAACAGCTAGGACTATTGGTGGCGTATCATTCAATGGTAGCGCTAACATTAATCTACCCGGCGTCAATGCTGCTGGTAACCAAAATACTTCAGGAAGTGCTGCTACCTTAACAACAGCTAGAACAATTGGTGGAACCTCATTTGACGGTTCTGCTAACATTGATGTTGCACTAGCTACACTTGCAACAACGGTTACAATAACAGATAACGAATCTACGAACGAAAGTAATGCTCTTATCTTCACTGCTGGTGGCGATGTTGATGGTGGTAATCTTGGACTAGAATCTGATGGAACATTAACATACAATCCAAGTACTGGTAAAGTAACTGCTACAGGATTTGTTGGTACATTAACTGGTGAGGTTACAGGTAATGCTGCAACCGCAACAGCACTTGCGACTGCTAGAACTATCGGTGGAACTTCTTTTGATGGAACCGCTAATATTGCGGTAGCACTATCTGCAACAACAACTGCACTTGCAACAGCTAGAACTATTGGTGGAACATCATTTGATGGCACTGGTAATATTGCGATAGCACTTGCGGCAACATCAACTGCACTTGCGACTGCGAGAACAATTGGCGGTGTTTCGTTTGACGGTACTGGAAACATAAATTTACCAGGCGTCAATACTGCTGGTAATCAAGCAACTTCAGGTAATGCTGCAACAGTCACTAATGGTGTATACACTTCACGAACATTGACTGCTGGTACTGGGTTAACTGGTGGTGGCACACTTGGTGCTAATAGAACATTCGCTATTGACTCTACTGTTGCGACCCTTACTGGTAGTCAAACACTTACCAATAAGACTTTGACTTCACCATCAATCGGTACTGGATTTACTTTTGATAGTATAACGTTCACTACTGCTCAAACTTCAGCAGAATCATTCGCTGATAATGATACATCGTTGATGACCTCTGCCGCTATTGATGATAGAATCAATGCTGGTACTGGTGCATTAGCTATTAATGATCTGTCCGACGCCAAAACACTAGATAGTGGTCAAACAATTGGTCTAGGCACTGATGCTTTAGCTAATGATGATGGTTCGAACAACTATAACACCGCATTAGGTTATAAAGCTGGTGAAGACATTACTTCAGGCACTGGTGGTGTATTTGTTGGGCACGAAGCAGGATTACAAGCCACTACATCAAACTATCCTATTGCTATCGGCTATGAAGCAATTGGTGTAGGCGTTATGACTGGTACTGATAACATCGCTATTGGCCGTCAAGTTGGCAACGATTTAACTAGTGGTGCATATAACGTCTTCCAAGGCTATCGAGCAGGCTATAATGCAACTACTGCTAACTATACTGTCGCTATTGGTTACAGTGCTATTGGCTTAGGTGTCCTAACTGGTGCTGACAATATCGCTATTGGTCACCAGGCTGGCTATGATTTAACTAGTGGTACATATAACGTCTTCCAAGGCTATCGAGCAGGTTATAACGCAACTACTTCTAATGATACTATCGCTATTGGCAGAAATGCAATTGGCTTAGGTGTTCTAACTGGCGACCATAACATTGCTATTGGACGTTCTGCTGCCTATGATTTAACCAGTGGTACGCATAACGTCTTCCAAGGTTATGCAGCAGGCTTTAACGCAACTAGTGCTCATTATACTATCGCTATTGGCACAAACGCAATTGGCTTAGGCGTTCTTACTGGTAATTATAATATTGCTCTTGGACGTGATGCTGGCAAAGATTTAACCAGTGGTGCTGCCAACATCTTCCAAGGCTATGCAGCAGGCTTTAACGCAACTACTGCTACCTATACTGTCGCTATTGGTTACACTGCTATTGGCTTAGGCGTTCTTACTGGTAGTTATAATATTGCTCTTGGACGTTATGCTGGCTATGATTTAACCAGTGGTGCTGCCAACATCTTCCAAGGCTATGCAGCAGGCTATAACGCAACTACTGCTGATTATACTATCGCTATTGGATACCAGACAATTGGCTTAGGCGTTCTTACTGGTGATTATAATATCGCTATTGGACGTTATGCTGGCTATGATTTAACCAGTGGTGCGCATAACGTCTTCCAAGGCTATGCAGCAGGCTATAACGCAACTACTGGTTCGCAGAATGTAGCTATTGGTAGAGAAGCAATTGGCGCAGGTGTTCTAACTGGTAGTGATAATATCGCTCTAGGCTATCTAGCAGGCGCTAACGCAACTACTGCTATTAATACTGTAGCTATTGGTAAAGAAGCAATTAGCGCAGGTGTTCTAACTGGTGCTGATAATATCGCTATTGGTTTAGTAGCAGCCAGGAACGCAACTACTGCTACTAATACTGTAGCTATTGGTAGAGAAGCAATTGGCGCAGGCGTTCTAACTGGTGCTGGTAATGTCGCTATTGGCAGTCAAGCTGGCGAAGATTTGACCAGCGGGCATAATAACGTATTTGCTGGCGTGCTCGCTGCCCGTAACGCAACTACTGCTAACTATACTGTCGCTATTGGCAGAGATGCAATTGGCTTAGGTGTCCTAACTGGCGACAATAACATTGCTCTAGGTTTTCAAGCTGGCTACGATTTAACCAGCGGCACTACAAACGTCTTCCAAGGCTATCAAGCAGGCGCTAACGCAACTACTGGTAGTCATAATGTCGCTATTGGTTACGGTGCAATTAGCGCAGGTGTCCTTACTGGTAGTTATAATATCGCTATTGGACGTTTGGCTGGCAACGATTTAACTGATGGTGCGCATAACGTCTTCCAAGGCTATAATGCAGGCGGTAACGTAACTGGTGGTGATTATAATTTCGGTGTTGGATATTCAGCACTGGGCTTAGGCGTTCTTACTGGCACTTATAATATTGGTATTGGACAAGAGACTGGTAGTATTTTAACTACCGGAAGCCATCACATATTACTTGGCTATAGAGCAGGCTATAAGTTAACTACCACTCACGGTAATAACTTCCAAGGCCATTCAGTAGGCATTAACGCAACTAGTGCTGAGTATAATGTCGCTATTGGTTACACTGCTATTGGCTTAGGCGTTCTTACTGGTGATTATAATGTCGCTATTGGTTATCAAGCCGGTTACGATTTAACCAGCGGAGCAGTAAACGTTATAATGGGCTATCAAGCAGGTTCTAACGTTACAACCGGTAGCAACAATACTATTCTCGGCACGAACGCCGGTGACGCACTGACGACCGGAAGCAACAATACCCTCATTGGTCACGATGCGGCAGCATCGGCAGTGGACGTCAGCAATGAAATTACTCTGGGTGACGCTAATATTTCAGCAATTCGTGCTCAAGTCACAAGCATTTCTGCATTGTCAGATCGTAGAGATAAAACAGACATCAAAGAACTTCCGTTTGGTCTTGACTTCATCAACAAATTAAATCCTGTTCAGTTTGCATGGAACATGAGAGACGGAGCTAAAGTAGGACAGAAAGAGACTGGGTTTATAGCACAAGAATTGGATCAAGCACAGCAAGATGCAGGCATTGAAGATGTTTTGAACCTTGTGTTAAAAACAAACCCAGACAGATTGGAAGCTGCTCCTGGCAAACTTCTTCCAGTTGCTATTAAAGCTATTCAAGAATTATCTACTCAAATTGAGGAACTCAAATCTCAAATTGCCACTTTAACTAAAAGCTTATGATACATAATGAATTCTTATAAATAAAAAGAAAATAACAGGAGTCTTGCATGGCACAGCCAACTACAAAACCAGAATTCAAAGAGTGGTGCCTCAGAAAGCTAGGTAAGCCTGTGATTGAAATTAACGTAGACGATGACCAAGTTGATGATCGTATTGATGAGTCATTCTCATACTATTGGGACTATCATTTCGATGGTACAGAAAAGACGTTTCTAAAACACGCTCTCACTTCTACTGATATTACAAACAAGTATATTACTATCGCAGAAAACATTATTGGTGTAGTGAATATTTTTGATATTGGCGACTCTCTTTCTGTCAATAATCTATTCAACATTCGCTATCAGTTTGCTCTCAACGATATGTATAATATGAGTTCATATAGACTTCAAGAATATATGATGGCAATGCAACATATTCAGTTCATTGAAGAGATGCTTGTTGGTAAGCAGCCTATTCGCTACAATCGACACATCAACCGTCTTCATATTGATATGGATTGGGCAAAAGTAAATGCTGGGGATTTTGTTGTTGCAGAATGCTACCAGATTGTAGACCCAGCAACATATAGTGATGTTTACAAAGACCGTTGGCTACAGAATTATGCCACAGCAAAGATTAAATATCAGTGGGGGTCAAACCTCACAAAGTTCAATGGAATGCAACTACCGGGTGGCGTAACATTCAACGGTGAACAAATTCTTTCTGATGCACGAGAAGAGATTCAGCGTCTCGAAGAAGATATGACTACTTCTTATTCCTTACCCGTACATGATATGACAGGATAAGATTTATGCCAACCTCAGTATATTTTAATAACTTTGAGTCTTCTATGGAGCAGTATCTCATAGAAGATTTGGTTATTGAGTCAATCAAATTACACGGGCATGATATCTATTACATCACAAGAACTGCTGGTGCAGTAGATGATATTCTAAACGAAGATGACCTCTCTGAATTCAAGAGAGCAGACTTCATTGATATGTACATCAAGAACTTTGATGGGTTTGAAGGCGAAGGCGACTTCTTATCGAAGTTTGGTTTAGAGATTCGTGATGAGATGACATTGACGATTGCTAAAAGAACATTTGAACTTGACGTAGCATCATATACTGCGAACGATAGACCACTTGAAGGTGACTTGATTTATTTCCCACTCAACAAGAAGATGTTTGAGGTTAAGTTTGTTGAGCATGAGCCAGTGTTTTATCAGATGGGCGCTCTACAGATGTACGATTTAAGATGTGAAATGTTTGAATATTCACAAGAGACTTTCAGCACAGGTGTATCCGAGATTGATACGCTCTTTGCTGGTTACGAAACAACTTCTAATACATCTATTGAGTACTTGGAATCCCAAGACCCATTTGCTGATAACAGCACGATTGAGACAGCAGCGGATGGTATCATCGATTTCTCTGAAGCTGATCCTTTCTCTGAAGGAGGTAGGTTCTAATGTTTGGACATAGCTTTTATCACGGCACTCTTCGTAGATATGTCACTGTGTTTGGCACTCTATTCAACGAGATTTTAATCTCTCGTGAAAATAACAGTAGCGTAACTAAAAAGCAGTTTCGTGTGCCTATAGCTTATGGTCCAATGCAGAAATTTCTTGCAAGACTTGAGGGCGACTCAAGTTTAACTAATGCCGCAGCAATCTCATTGCCTCGTATATCATTCGAGATGACGAATGTCTCATACGACCCAGAGCGTAGATTGACTGGTAGAATTCGTAACACAAAATCAGTATCCGCTAACAATCAAATTTTAACAACTCAGTTTGCGCCAGCACCATATAATATGGACTTTACGCTGTCCATTATGGCAAAGTATTCTGAAGATGGTACTAAAATTTTAGAACAGATTCTTCCATTCTTCAAACCAGAGTGGACTGCTTCTGTCAAACTTGTTGATGCTTTAGATGAATATTTTGACATACCCACAATCATGAATTCTGTCAGTAGTGAAGAAGTGTATGATGGGGATTTTAATACAAGACGAGTTGTGATTTGGACATTAACCTTCACAATGAAGGGCTACTTCTTTGGTCCAGTCACGACTAAGAAAATCATCAAGTTTGCTAATGTCAACTTCTATAGTCAGTTTGCAAACGGTGATTATTCTAACAGTTCAATGCAAAGCGTCAAGGTATATCCAGGCTTACTAGCAAATGGTGACCCAGCAGGATTCGTTTCAAGTCAAACAGTTCGTGCTACAGCAAACGCACAGATTACTGGTGATAGTGTATCGTCGTTTGAAGTTATTACTAATGGTATTGGCTACAACAGCGCTACTGTTACAATCGCTGCTCCTGATTCGGGCAGTAATACAGCAACAGCAAGTGCTAATGTTGTAAATGATGGTGTTCGTGAACTGACTATCACAAGTGCTGGTTCTGGTTATGCATCATCACCAACAGTGACGATTTCAGTACCTGATAATGAATCAGTTGCTCATACCGAAATCAACAAAGATGATAACTGGGCATACGTTGTTATTATAGAGGATAGTTAATATGGACGATGAAACTATCACAACTGCTTTGGGTTTAGAACCAGTAAAGCGTGAAAGCGTTTCTGTTATTGTTCCTAAAAAGACAGATAATGATATTGAAAACGATTTCAAATACACAAGAGAAAATTTGTATTCTGTCATTGAACAGGGCAATCATGCACTTGAGCAAATGATAGATGTTGCTCGTGCTTCAGAGCATCCAAGAGCGTATGAAGTTGTTTCCACATTGATGACCACTCTTGTTAATGCTAACAAAGACCTTCTTGATCTTTCTAAAAAGAAACAAGAACTCGCTCCTAAAGAAGACTTTGGACCACAGACAGTTAATAACAATTTGTTTGTAGGTTCAACGGCAGATTTACAAAAAGCGTTGAAAGAATTATAATGGAAAGAGGTTATTTGGGGAATGTCAACCTCAAAAGAAAAGACACTCGGATTGAATGGTCACAAGAACTTGTAGCCGAATATGTCAAATGTAGTAAGGACATTGCTTATTTTGCAGAAAAATATATTCAAATTGTTCATGTAGACCGTGGGCTAATTCCTATTGTACTTTACGACTATCAAAAAGACATTATTAACAAATCAGAAAAATCTAGAAACGTCGTCGTCAATACATCAAGACAGGCGGGCAAAACTACTACAGCAGTTGTACTCATTCTTCATTACATTCTATTCAATGGGCACAAGACTGTAGCATTACTCGCTAATAAAGGTGATGCTGCTAGAGAGATTCTTGACCGTATTAAGATTGCATTTGAAGCATTACCAAAATGGATTCAACAAGGTGTAGTTGAGTGGAACAAAGGCTCTGTTGAATTTGAAAATGGATGTAAGATTATTGCCACTGCAACAAGCAGTAGCGCTATTCGTGGTAAGTCTGTATCATATCTCTATATTGATGAAACAGCATTCGTAGAGAATTGGGACTCATTTTTCGCTTCGGTGTTTCCAACAATTTCATCTGGCATTACTACAAAAATTCTACTGACTTCTACACCAAACGGACTCAATCATTTCTATAAGACTTTTCAGGGTGCGAAAGAAGATCGCAACGGATATGCTTTTGTAGAAGTGCCGTGGTATAAAGTGCCTGGTAGAGGTGAAAAATGGAAGAAAGAAACTCTTGCTTCTATGGACTTTGATACACAAAAGTTTTCACAGGAATTTTGTTGCGAGTTTCTTGGTAGTTCTGGTACATTAATCGATGGATCTAAACTGAAACAATTGTTTCATAAAAACCCCATTCAAGATCAAGCGGGTATTAAAGTATATGAACAACCAGAAAAAGACAGAATATATACGTGTGTCGTTGATGTGTCAAGAGGTAAAGGATTAGATTATTCGGCGTTTCAAGTTATAGATGTTACATCAATGCCTTATAAACAAGTGTGCATATATAGAGACAATCTTGTTACTCCAATAGAATACACTGAAACTATACATAGAATAGTAACATATTATAATGATGCACACACACTCATTGAAATAAACGATATTGGCGGGCAAGTTGCTGATTTATTATATTTTGAATATGAAGTCGAAAACTTAATAACAACAGAATCTGCTGGTAGATCAGGAAAAAGAGTATCAAGTGGATTTGGTGGTAAAAATATTGACAAAGGTATACGAACAACAAAATCTGTTAAATCTACTGGGTCTTCCATTCTCAAATTGATGATAGAGCAAGACCAAATTATAATTAACGATTTTGACACTATCAAAGAACTTTCTACATTCTCCAGAAAAGGTAATAGCTATGAGGCAGAATCAGGAAGTCACGATGATTTAGTTATGTGCTTAGTTCTTTTTGCTTGGTTATCCGCTCAACAATATTTTAATTCTATTACAGATATTAATACTATGACAAAATTGAGACAAAAAAGCGAAGAGCAAATGATGCAAGACCTTCTACCATTTGGATTTTACGACTCAGGTCATGATGACCAATCTCAAGACCTTGTTCCGACAACTGGAGAATGGTAGAACGAGCTTTAGCAACGCAGTAAAATATCGTTTTTTATAAATAATAAAAATAATCGGTAACCAGAATCTAAGATATCAAGGAGAAATGAACTATGCCATTTCAAGTAAGTCCAGGTGTTAACGTGTCAGAGATTGACCTCTCTACCGTAGTTCCTGCCGTATCAACAACAGAAGGTGTCATTGTTGGCGTTTTCACACAAGGTCAAGTAGAACAAACAACTCTTATCACGTCAGAAGAAGATTTGGTTATTCGTTATGGTAAACCAACCGTAAATAACTATGAAACATTCTTAACTGCTGCCAACTTCCTGTCATACGGTAACAAGCTATATGTTACTCGTGTCACAGCCGCAGATGCTGTAACTGCTTCTTCTTCTGGTAACACGACAATCCTCATCGAAACACGCACAGAAGCGGAAGCGCTTACTGGTCAAGGCGTATTCGTCGCTCAATCTGCTGGTACGTGGGGTAACAACCTAGAAACTTCTGTGTGCTTTGATGCTGCGGACTTCTCTGAAGCAATCACTCTTGCGACTGGACTACAAACGGGCAATACAACAGTTGGATGTGCTAATACGCAATTGGATACCGCTGTTGCGGGTTCTAACGGCACTACAAATCTAGCTGCTGGTGATGTTCTTCGTGTTGGTAGTTCAACTATTGGATTTCAAGATTTAACTGTTGTATCAACAGCGCTTGCTGGCGGTGCTGCTACTATCACTTTTGCTCCTGCATATCGTCTATCAGACACATCACCAACAACAGCAACTCGTAAATGGGCATACTATCTAAACGTTGATGGCGCTCCTACTGGTTCTAACGCACATATCGTCGTTGTTGACGAAGATGGCGGCATCTCAGGTACAGCTAACACAATCCTCGAAGTATACTCTGATGTTAGCGTAACAGATGGTGACTTAGATGACCAAGGCAGCTCTATTTACTACAAAGATGTAGTCAACGAACGTTCAAGCTACGTTTGGGCAACTGCTGTTGCACTTGCTGATAGTGCCAACTACATATCATTCTCAAATGGTTCTGAAGGCACTAACGGTACTGAATCATTAATTGCTCTTTCAAGGCTCGCTAGAGGTATTGACCTTTATCAGAATGCTGAAGAGATTGATATCTCTCTCTTCCTCGCAGGTAAAGCTAATACAACGACTGCTAACTATATCATCGATAATGTCGCTGAAAATCGTAAAGATTGTGTCGTATTCATCTCACCAGAACGCACTGACGTTGTTGAGCAAGCAATTGGTGCTGAACTTGATCAAGTTCTAGCATTCGAAGCTGCTCTAACTCAATCTTCATATGCTGTTGTTGACTCTGGTTACAAATATCAGTATGACAAATATAACGATAAGTTCCGATATGTGCCACTTAACGGTGACATTGCTGGTCTTTGCGTTCGCACAGACACAACTCGTGACCCATGGTATTCGCCAGCAGGTTACAATCGTGGTATCATCAAGAACGTTGTTAAATTAGCATACAATCCTAAGAAAGGTGAACGAGATCAACTCTACAAAGCTGGCGTAAACCCAGTTATTACACAAGCTGGTCAGGGCACACTACTCTTTGGCGACAAGACACTACTTGCTAGACCAAGCGCATTTGACCGCATTAACGTTCGTCGTCTCTTTATTGTTCTTGAAAAAGCAATCGCTACTGCTGCTAAATATTCACTCTTCGAATTCAATGATGAGTTTACACGGGCACAGTTTCGAAATCTAGTTGAACCATTCCTCCGTGACGTTCAAGGTCGTCGTGGTATCTATGACTTCCGAGTTGTTTGTGATACATCGAACAATACTGGCGAAGTTATTGACCGTAACGAGTTTATTGGCGACATTTATATTAAGCCTGCTAGATCAATCAACTTCATTCAGTTGAACTTCGTTGCAGTTAGAACTGGCGTAGAGTTTGAAGAAATTGTAGGTAAGTTCTAATAACAAAACGAATAAATAGCATTAAACAAAGGAGTTATTAAATAATGGCTTTCAACATTCAAGAAATTAGAAGCCAACTGACACTTGGAGGAGCGAGAGCATCGCTCTTTCAAGTACAGATTTCTAATCCAGCAAATGGTGCCGGTGACATTAAAGTACCATTCATGGTCAAAGCAGCACAGATACCAGCATCTACCACAGGTGTGATTGAAGTGCCATACTTTGGTCGCAAGATTAAAGTTGCTGGTGATAGAACATTCGCTGAATGGACCGTCACTATCATCAACGATGAAGACTTTCTCATCCGTAACGCAATGGAACAGTGGTCAAACTCGATCAACTCTCACGCTGGTAATATTCGTGAGTTTGGTTCTGCTTCACCACTACTATACAAATCGAATGCTCAGATTACACAGTTCTCTAAGACTGGTGTTCCTATTCGTGAGTATACTTTCAACGGTATGTTCCCAACTGAAGTTTCCGCTATTGAAATGGCTTGGGAAACAACTGATGCGATTGAAGAATTCACAGTTACGTTCCAATATGATTTCTGGGAAGTTTCTGGTGGCATCACAGGCAACTCAACCGCCTAATATAAATAGATTTGTATGAGGGGACTGACATTTTCGGTCCCCTCCAATCTATAGGGGTATAATATCAGTATGGCAAATCTGTTCGGTTTTGAAATTAAAAGAAAAAGTGATAATACAAAAGACATTAAGTCATTTGCTCCCGCAACAGATGACGAAGGTTCTTTAGTTGTAGCTGCTGGTGGTGCTTATGGCACATATGTTGATTTAGAAGGTGGCGCTAAAAACGAAGCAGAGCTTGTCACAAAATATCGCAATATGGTTCAACAACCCGAAGTTCAAAAAGCAGTTGAAGATATTGTAAATGAAGCAGTTGTTGTAACTGATAACAAAAAAGTTGTCGAGTGCGTTACAGACGACTTAGACCAACCAGATTCGATTAAAAAAAGAATTCGTGAAGAGTTTGACGAAGTTATTCGCCTGTTAGATTTTTCCAATGTCGGCTACGATGTTTTTCAAAAATGGTATGTTGATGGTAGGCTCTACTATCATGCAATCATTGACGAAAATAATGTTCGTGAAGGCATTAAAGAGTTACGTTTTATTGATCCAAGAAAGATTCGTAAGATAAAAGAAGTTGAGAAGAAGCGTGAAGGCGAAACAGTAATACAAAAAACGAAGAATGAATACTATATCTTTAGTGACAAGGGATTTTCTGCACAGACAGCTTCTATCGGTTCTGCTGGTGGAATGGATGGCACGAAGGGTCTTAAAATTTCTAAAGATTCTATTGTTCACACCACATCTGGCATTTTAAACGAAAACAACTCGCTCGTTCTCTCTCATCTTCATAAGGCAATCAAGCCTATGAATCAATTGAGAATGCTTGAAGATGCTGCTGTTATCTATCGTATTTCTCGTGCGCCAGAGCGCCGTATTTTCTATATTGATGTTGGTAATCTACCTAAGATGAAGGCAGAGCAATATCTAAGAGATATGATGGCAAAACATAAGAACAGACTCGTTTATGATGCGACTACTGGCGAAGTTCGTGATGACCGTAAGTTCATGACGATGATGGAAGACTTCTGGCTTCCAAGAAGAGAAGGTGGTAAAGGTACAGAAATCACAACTCTTCCAGGTGGTCAAAATCTTGGTGAAATGGACGATATTTTATATTTTCAAAAGAGAGTGTTTCAATCGCTGAACGTGCCTATTTCAAGGCTTGAAACGGAGAGTGGGTTTGCTCTCGGTAGAGCTTCTGAAATCACGAGAGATGAAGTGAAGTTTTCTAAGTTCATCAATCGACTACGAAATCGATTCTCTATTCTATTCAATAAAATTCTTGAGAAGCAATTAATTCTGAAAGGTGTGATTGCACCAGAAGATTGGCCTAAGATTAAATCGGCTATTCGCTTCGACTTTATGCACGATAATCATTTTGAAGAATTGAAACAGGCTGAAATACTACAAAATAGATTACAGATTGTTGCTGATATTGACGAATAT